CCGCCCCCTGTAATTGGGCTAGTGACCGCGATGTTTGTAATATCGCCGACGTCATTTGTGATCCATGTGAAATCCATGTCCGCATTTGTAGCCTTTGACAGGATTTGACCAGTAGTGCCGCCTTTTAGATCAGCCATCGACGTATCGACCGCCTGACCAAATACCTCAAAATCAGCTGGTAAGTCGGTTACCAAATCCGTCGGCGTTGGCATTTGCCAGCCAAAGTTACTCGTTGGATTAGTCATTTATTCTCCTTATGCCACGACTAACGCGGTTTCCCAGGTTAGTGCCCCAGTTATAGTATTCCACGATTCTCCGATAGGAACTTGCTCCCACTTCATAGCTTGAAGTGAATAACTTATCGGCGAAAGATTTAGGGTTACAGCGATTTCGTTATAAGCAGCCTTAAACGACCAGCCTTCGACGAATCCTAGGAACGTACCCGCTGCCATATTTGGCGGTAAATCGCTTATTCGTAATGGTAAGCCCATAAACACTTTAATAAGCGAATCGCGATCAGCGTCATCTAGCTCTGGATTTGTGAGCTGATAACTAATCGAAGTGAAGTTCGCCTGGGGTGTAGCTCTCAACGTTAAATAAAAATCGGCTTGATCTTGAGCATCTGTTGCTTTATCGATTGTCGTGTTAATGACCTGAGCCAAACGACCATATAACTCGATCGATTCAATATCCTCGGCGCTTACTTCGCTAGACCCGTTAGCCTTATATTTCAGCGTTATGTCATTACGAACGTCGCCCGCTCGAGTCTCGATCTTAAGCCCGTTAAATAGCGCATGATTAGCCGTTACGTCTGTGTAGCCGTTTGTGGCTAAATAGATTGATCTATGAGTCGAGTCGGCGTAGCTGATAAGTCCGCTGCCGTCCTCGTAAATGTAACCTAGACCAGACGTGGCAAGCCCTGAAACCAGCGAATAAATATCTGTCCGATCGGCTGATCGAGCTGAGAGTTCATAATTGCCTGGACGATCGATCTCGCCTAATCCCACGTTAGCAGCTGTTGCCCATGTTTCGGTCGGATTGTAATTTTGCCATTGTTCAGCTGCTGGAACTTCGCCCCAGTTATTTAAAAGTAAATCTTGTAAAATTTCCCAGATTTGATCGCCGTCAAAATCTTTAGCTAGAACGCCATCGGTGAGAGCTTTTGGTAAGCGGCTAAGCGCTCCGAGTGCGGTTATCTTTAGCACCTGGTTAATTCCTACGCTGCCAGCTGTAACTATCTCAACGCCAAAATCGACTACTGTGCCACCAAATATTGGGACGTAAGTATTTGTTGAATCTTTTAGCTCGATCGAAACTGAATCGTTTATGTTTATGTTAACGATTGCCTGGGTTAGGTTTAACAGCTCTAAATTACAATAACCCGCCTGGGCTTGTTGGTAGATATTTGTTCGACCGCTAGTAATGCTTAGATTTGCCAGGGTGTAAGTCGTGTATTCGATTCCCTGAATCTTTACGCGCCAAACTGGATTAAATACTGTCATTAGAACGCCAACGCATTTGCGCCATTAGTGCCGCGATAAAAACTATTATTTAAAACTTCAACGATTCGGCGAGCTGTGCCTTCCTGGTCGATTGCGCCGCTAACGTTGATATAGATATTTCCGCCACCACCGCCTAACTTGTTATTTGGAATAACGCGGCCATTACCTGATGGAACGAATAACTCTGGCCCTCGTTCTCCCACGATATAAGGACTATTAGCGTTAGCTAAACCGCCAGTTGCGAGCATTGGGATTTCTTGTAAATCTTTAGATCCAGGCTTTAAATTGTTAACGATGTTATAACCTTTGATAAGTAAGTTAACGACCTTAATCGCTCCGTTAATGCCAGCGACGACGCCCTGAATTGCTTTACTTACGCCGTTAATGATTAGGGCAACGCCTGACCATGCGGTTTTAAACGCTCCACCTAGAAACGCCGCAAATGGTCTAGCAACGAGTAAGAACGCGGTAACGCCGACTCCGAGCAGCTTGAAAAATCCTGTGTTGTCCTCGATCAAATCGCCGACGGCTTTAAAAACTGTTTTAACCGCTTCCATTACTGGAGTTAAACCAGCCTTAAAAATTGGGACGACGTATTTGTTTAGGTAATCCCAAAGAGCCGTCAAGCCTGGGAGAAACGTATCTTTAAAAAATGTACCTAAAGTTTCAAAAACTGGTTGTAAATCCTCGCCTATATCTGTGGCGAGTGTGCTTAAAGTTGGGATTACTTTATCCACGAAAATCGTAACAAGTGGAGTAATTGCGTCGAGTACGAACGCTCCGACTGTTTCTTTGCCCTCGTCAAATGCGATTTTTAAACGATCGATCTTTCCAGCAAAAGTATCAGCCGCAGCGTTAGCCGATCCTTCATAAGTTGCTGTAACGGCGGCGATAGCTTCATCGAAGCTCATAGTTTTAAGTTCGGCAGCTGTTAAGCCAATATCTAATTTTGCTAGTGCCGCTGTGTTGCCGTCGTAAGCTTTAGCAATTAAGTTCGATGTAGTTTCGAGCGATTTTCCTGATCCGACTGAAGCGTCAAGCGCGATCTTTTGAAGCGCCATAGCTCCTTCGACGTCGCCCGTACTTTTAACCAAACGCGCAAACGATGGGCGCAATTCGTCGTCGGTTACGCCAACGGCGAGCGCTGTTTGTGTTATGTATGACTCGACCGAAGCGATCGTAGCGTCTGTAGCGTCTGTAACGTTTTTAATAGCTGTTGCGAGTTTGACCTGAGCAGCTTCGTCCTCGACCGCAGCTTTAACGCCATCGACCAACAGCGCTCCAGCATAGGCAAGCGCCGCAGCCCCAGCTACGGCGAACGCAGCTCCCGCAGCTTTACCGAAACCACTTAACTTTCCGCCAAAGGTCTCTGTATCTGTTCCCGCGTCCGTTAATCCTTTTTTAAGATTATCAACGTCCGCCAGAATCGAGAGCTTGAGCGTTCTTGATCCTTCAGCCATTAGTCGAACCTCTTAACTATCGTAGTGAACGCTTTTTCCCACTCAGCAATTAAATAGCTTTGCTCAGCTCGAAGCGTTGGGTAAATAAAATAGCCAGTCGATCCGCGCCCAGTTGATCCCGACCAGATTGGAAATTGCTTATATTTATTTGATCCAAATTCCGAGCCACCCCATAAATCGCGAGTAGTCGCTCCGCCGCTAAATTTTTGTCCAGCAAAACCAAATGAAATCTCGCCAATTTTAGATGACTTACTTACTTTGGAGCCCTCAGCAATTCGACTAGCTACTGGAGACGAATTAAGCGACCCAGCAGCCGACGTAATTTTAACTTTTAAATAATCAGCTAGCGCGCTCGATTGCTCTTTAGCTTGGGCGACGGCTTCATCGTCCATCGCTTTAAATGCTCCAGTAATGGCGCGAAGTTCGGCTTTGTCGTACTGGACGACTTCCTTACTTTCCGCCATTTCGTTTCTCCAATATCTCGAGAGCTGTCAATATTTGCGCCGCGTCCACCCACTCACTCATCGGTATTCCTGTCGCGATCGACAGTTCAACGATTAAATAATTTAGGCTTCCTCGGCTGTAGCTTTTGGGGCTTCGGTTTCTCCGACCGTAATATCGACCACCGTTTCGCACCATACGTCGTAAGGTTTAACGGGCTTACCCGCTGCCTCACGTCTTAAAGCGTTCCACGCTAGAAACATTAGATCGGAAATTCCGATTTTTTCCTGAGCTTGTTGAATTGTATAACCTGTTTTTTGCTCCCACTTGGCAAACTCTGGCGGTTGCGCTGTCGTGGTTACTGTCTTACCGTCGTTAGTTTCGATATGTATTTGTAGTTTCATGCTCCCGATTTCTTTTCTTTAGAGTGTTGGTGTGGTTACGCAAGTGAAGCTAAGTGAAACTGTTTGCGCGTCTGGAGCTGTGCCGCCAGCGCTTGGGAATATTGGCTGTACGTCGAAATTGAATACTGATCCGCTCGCAGCTGTAAAAACGACTGAAAGTGGTGTGTTTGGAGCTGTGTCCGCTGCTGTCCATAGTGAATTACACAATGAACCGCCAGCAGTCCAGTCGGCAAGCATTTCAACGTCGAAAGTTCCCTGTGAATCAGTTGTGTAA